CGCCGGGGATGTTGACAGTTTGCCCCGCATCTTCCATTTCGCGCAGGCGTTGTGAGTAGTCCCGCCGATCAGAACCGCCAGAATGGTGACGGTGTCTTTCGTGGTAGTAATCCCGATCCTGAATGCCCATGGCCTCCCCTTCTGATTTTTGGCGATCATAGAGAAAAAGCCAGAAAACCCATAGTCAGAGTGCTTCGCACTATGGGCGCTCGCCGCGCGGCATCTGTCCGCCTTCAACCTTCTCGCCCTGGCACTCGTCCTGTGTGAGTTCCTTCACCTCCCGGAAACGCTAAATCAGGGGCGCGCTGCGCGCTTTCAAACACTGCACCCGGTGTTCATAAAGCTGCGCTTTACAAAGCTTCCGGGTTACGTGTTTGAACCCTGATACCGCTATTCCTCACGGCTCAGGAACTCACAGCGGACGGTGCAAGTTAAGGACAGGTTTTAGGCGTACAGATCCAAATTGAACCGGCTAAGAATCTTCAGCCCCGGTGCATTTCAGAAAGGCGGTGTGTGATGGCGATAGCAGCAAACTTCCGTAAGTTTCCAATGGCGATGGCACTGCAGCTGGTGCTTCCCTTTGGCAAACCTGTGTGGAATACGAAGCGCCCTACTACACGCCGTGGGCGCGCCTTTCGCGCTCATGTGGCACGTGTGATGAAGCTGGTGGGGCTGCGCGTGGAGCCGGTGGTGATGGCTGTTCCGCAGTGGTGGAAGAACGCCCAAAAGCGCGCCAAGTTGCTTGCCAAAGAAGTGAAGGCCGATTGCATTGAGCTGGACTTCAGAGCGCCGATCAAGCGCGCAAGCGTTGTGCGCCAAGCCTATGAAATGGGCCTGTATCAATGGGGTTAAAGAACACCGCCACCAGCAAGGCGGGCTGTTTTTGATGCGGCAGTAAAGGGATGGGGGTAATCGGGTTCAGGCTCACGCAGTGCGTGGGCTGCAGGTGCTGCGGGGCCAGTAACGCGGGCTGCAGGGTCAGTGATGACGATGGGCTTATTGTCGTGGCCAGATGCAATGCGGGGGGCATCACAGGAGACGGGGCGCGCCACATCATCATATGTCAGGACGCCCATGCACTCACCCAAGGGCTTGAAGCGGTAGCCAGCTTGGGCCAGCTGGATGCTGTCAGAGGTGAAGATGCGTTGATTGTCTTTGGCAACTTCAAAGATGTAGACGGTGGTGCCATCCCTTTTGGTTGACCAGCCGGTGAGGTGCACAGTTTTGCCCTCCAAGGGTTCAAACTTTTTGGGAGGCTCAACTACTGGGGGTTGAGCTGGTGCAGGTGCAGCCGGGCCAGAGGAAGCGGGTTTGGGTGCAACGGGTTGGAAGTCTTTGGGATCAAGGTGGACAGGGTTGCCCTGCTCGTCCTGACTAAGGATTTTTCCCGGTGGTGTGGTGGACAGCTGTAGCTTGAATTGCTGGACGTGTTTGGGTTCAGGCTTTGAATCCGGCCAGAAGGCCCAGACGAAGACAGCGGCAGTAAACAGCAGATACAGCCGTGTGCCTACGCGCCATTTCTTGATGAATGGGGTGACATCTTCGGCTTCAGATTCAGAGACTTTTTCGCCTTGGGTGTGCGACTTGTAGAGCTTGAAATAAAAGCCCTCGTATTTGCGGGTGGAGACGCTGATTTGCTCGCCGCGATAGCCATTGAGGGTCTTTTTGATATAGCTGCCCGGATCACCAAAGGCAATGGCTTTTTGTACGCGATGGTGGATCTGGATCAGGCCAGAAATGTCTTCATCAACCGACTTGAAGCGCTGGGTTGCAAGGAGTATGTCAACCCCAAAATGGCGCGAGAGCTTGAAGTACTGGATGATTTCAGGGGGTGTCTGAATGCCCTTGAGTGGTTTGGGCTTGGGGAAGCTCACATGGCATTCATCAATGACATACAGAGGGCCAACACCATTGGCGCCGCGCCATGTGTCATAGAAGCACCAGACGCCAGAAAACGGGGCTTTGCTGGTGTTTTCTGGTGTGAGGTAAGGCTTGCCATTGACGAGCTTTAAACGCTCTTCTTCTTCAAACTCCCCTACCCTGAATGCTTGCTCACCACGGTTTGCGGCTTCGGCATCCCAACGGCCAAGGACTGGTTTGGCTTGCGTGCGGATTTCAATCAGATGGACGAGATCAGGAAACAACTGTTCCCAGACTTCAATCACCAAGGGCAAATTGGTGATGACCTTACGGCCTTTTTGCAGGGCGGGCAGCACGTGGTAACGGACGGCCTCATACGATTTGCCGCCACCCATCAATCCCTCTAGTCCGTTAATCATGATCCAAGCCTTGTGAAAGGTATGAGCTGCAGGACAAGGCGTACGCCAATCGCCGAGGCGATGATGACGGTGGCATAGCCGACTTTGAGCAGGCCAAGGATGTTGAGGACTTCACCTGGCAGTGATCCCCATGTGGCAATTGCATTGCTGAATGAAGAAACATCCACTTGTCTGACAAGCTCAATGGCTGCATCGAAAAGCTGTTCCACGACCCAGCAGCCAACATCAGTGGACAGAAGCCAGAAAGCGGAAAAGCAAGCGACAGCAAGTTTTGCAAACCAAGCGACAACGGCGGCAATCTTTGCCAGCAGCAAGGTAAATCCCATATCAGCCCCCGAAAACTAATGCTCTTGCCAATATGAAGGCGCTTATGAGCACAACCACACTTGCGAATTGCCAGACTGAACAATCAGCGCCGATGTTGTGAGTGCCAAAGTTTGCCCAAGTGGCTAGATTTAAATCCAACTGCCATGATGGGCAATTGCCGGTGTCTGGAAGGTTACCCATTAATTGCATGGGCAATGAAAACAAAGGAGTGGTTTTTAAAACGGCAATTTTTTGAGTGACGACGCCTTTTAAACCATTGGGATATTTCTGTTTATACAAATCAGGTATTGGCCCCAAAGGTGTGTCTTTTACTTCTTCTTCTGGAGGGTCTTCTGATTTTTCTGTCGACTGGTTAACGATGTTGGTGGTGTTGGTGATGTTGTTTGTGATGGAGGTAGTGGTGAGTTTTTCGGTTGTGGTGGTCATCGAAGGGCCAGAGGGGGCGCTTGATGATGAACCAGAGCTAAGCGGCGCAGGGCTGAATGTGTTGCGTGCCGTGGTAGTTGTGGTCGTGGTTTGAGTGCCGGGGTCAGTGGCTCCTGTATAGCCTTGAGGAGCTATGTTCGTTGTACCGCTGATAAGGGTTACACCGTTTTTGGATTCAGAAGAAGAAACAGGGACAGTTACAGGGCCGGTAATATCTGCACTGGTGCCATCTGTAAATACATTACCACCATCTTTGATAATTTGAGCAGTCATGCTAGCCCAATGACTATTCCAGCCCTTGCCTTTGTAATTTGATTCAAGGTAAGTTTCTAAAGACTGTTCAGTTTTAGGAACAGAACCATTACAAACACCATCAACGACAGGAGAACCAGAAGGACAAGAAGATTTAGCATATTTATAAAGAGGAAGGCTAAACGTACCACTGTTGCTTATATTTTGAAAAACACAACCATCTTTATCATTTGCAGATAATAATTTTCCGTCACTTTTATAACTGTCACATGCAGAATATGGGCTTAAATGACCATTAGTGTTTGCAGCCCATAAATAACCGTCTGATGTATAAGATTTATATGATAAATCAGGAGCTAAAGCAGAAAAAGTACCGTCTTGATTTCTTTTTAAACTGTCAACACCCCAAGCAATCAAAGAATCACAAAAGACAGAGCAGCCAATTGCTGCAACTGTCACATAAGGGCTGGATGCCAATGCACCAGCAGCGGCAGAAATCGCAGATGCAGCTTTAGAAGCAACTTTTTTAGGATCGATAGAGGCAGAAATATCAACTTTAGATGCAGCACCCCCCTTATTTTGATAAGGAATCTGCGTCTGATAATTGAACTTTGGGTCAACTGTAGAAATACCCGCAGAGCTTTGAAATGTGACACCAGCACCGGGGCCAGAAGATGCAGGAACCCATGTATAGGTATTGCCCGATCTTTTCATTTCAATATTTGGGTCGCCGTTATAAGGAATCTGGTTAGATTGGGCGAATGAATTAAAAGCAAAAAGAAAAGGGATTAAAAATAAATACTTCATGCTTTTAACCCCATGATAAAAGCAACGGCTCCCAAGCCGCCGATTAACACAAAGATTGCGAAAAACAGTGCGACTTGAGAGCCAATCAGCATGGCGAAACCTTTTAGGTTAGACCTTACGAATGATGCGCTTGGCCAGATCAGGGCCCTTCAAAACCAGTGCAATGCCGACGATGGCAACGCCGAATGCGACCATCTTTGTGCTGATGCCATCGAGGGAAATGGCCTCAAACACAGCATCGATGCCGGTTGCAGTTTGAGCCATGGCGGCGGTGGAAGCAGCCATAACGGCAGTAGCGGCAGCAGCCTTAGAACCGTACTTGCGGGCCAGAGTCAAAGTATTTTTCAGCATGATGTGCCTTTCAGAAAGTTGAATGAAAAGGTGCAAACGCGCACCGGTGAGCCTTTGAAATGGCTCAGCGCTAAACGCTCACATTTTGTTAATCATCTTTATAACTATTCCAGCTACCCAGCCAAGGACGAATGCAGAGAGAACAAAACCAAATCCAAATGTCATGGCTTTGAGGATTGTTTGGCCGGTAATACCCAAGGCTGCAAAATCAACAGTGGATGTGATATCCACCCATACCTGATTCTGTTCAGGGCATGGGTTGATGTTTACGGTACAGCCCAAGATATTCATTCAATCACCAAAATCATCAGCAGCGCCATCAACAAGCTGCTGATATTCCTCAGCATCAACCAAATCGGTAGATTGGCATTCAGGACAAACAGCATGAACCTCATCGAAAATAGAGCCACAGGCCATGCAGGCGCATTCAAAACTCATTTAATCACCTCGTCTAATGTTTTGATTGCTTGCCAGCGGATAAAACAGACAAGCGCCAAGAGAAAATAAACGGCTGCAAATTGATTCATAGCGTTGTCAAATCAATTACCTTGACTTTGTGAAAAGGCTCGGTGTGATCTAAAACAATCTGCTCGATGTGGTCGATGTCATCCAGTACGCCCGCATCTAGCAATGACATGACCCATTCAGGCTGACCATCTTCAAAACTGGGGGCAAGGAATGCCCCAGTGGTTTGCGACTGGATGACATACCGGGGCATCAGGCGGCCTTTTGCGCGGGCAGGTCAGGAACGATGGAGACGATGGCCAAGGTCACGCCGGTGGAGGTGGCCTGTGCATCAAAATCCACTTCAACGGGCATGCCTGCACCTTGTGCCAGCAGGTCTTTGAACTTGGCCCACTTGGCGCCCTCCTCGCTGGTGCCGAACTTGAAGGGACGTGTGACAACACCCATCTGCAGGCCGGTGGCTTTTTCGCCCAGGTCAACGGCCAGATGGAATTTGGTGGAATCAAACTCCCGGCCATCAATGCTGACCTTGTTGGCTTCGATGGCGTACAAACGTGCTTTCTTTTTCATAGCGACTCCTAGTTAGTGGGCAAAAACAGCCTGTTTCCCCTTCGCCCGAGGTAGGGAGGCAGATTTACGGTTGAGGTAGCGATTGACACCGGCTTGCAGCTCAGAGGGACTAAAGCGGCGCAGGCGCTGGGGGTCTTGTGGTGAACGAAAGATTTCCGAGAGGTCATCGACGTTCAGGTGGTTGAAGGCCCATGTGAGGGATGGGCCTGCGGTGTCACGCAGCCAGCGAACTACGCGGGTGACTTCGGCCTGTACGGTCAGAGCAGCGCGCAGTTCTTCGGGGTTTTCGGTGCCTTCAGGGACAAGTACCTGATAGGTTTCTTCTTTGGTGCATGGGACTTTTTGCGCCTGCAGCTGCTGCTTTGTGAACTGGTGCAGCTGAACCATGTGCCAGTCAGAGGCACCGGCAAAGAAGTCATCAGGACGGCGCAGAATGTCCGAAGGCAGTACGCGCAATTTGTTGCCATAGCGCAGTTCAATGCGCTCCCAATCGGTGGCAGAGGAACCAGTGGCGATGCGTTCGGCTTCCAGACGAACCTTGATTTCGTTGCCATCCAATACCAGGGGGTTGGGACGAGTCATACAGATACCCCCTGACGAAATGAGTTGCGCGCCAGGTCAACAAGGAATTTGGCAAAAGCAAGAGGGGTGCGTTCACGCTCAGCCCTGCACATACGCTCAACAGTGGTAACCGCTTGACACACGGGTGAAGGCAATTGAGGAACAGGGCCGCATATATAGAGACCAGTTTTTTTAGGAGCACGATGGCCCCACCAGCTCTGAAAAACGGGGATAAGTACGCCGCCAAAGTCGTCACGAATACCGTAAGGAAGGCAGCCGATCTCATTCCACAAACGGGAGTTGATTGGGTGTTCAACAACACCGCCAAACTTTCGGCACATATCAACAGCCCAGAGAGCCAAATCACGTTCGCCAGGTCGAGGCTTTGCAAAGTGAGAAAGCTGCCCCCAAGCACGGCAGGGAGGATGAAAAATGCCAGGTACACCACCTAACCAGGTCAAAGCATCTCGGTGAATATCGAAACAATCACAACCAAGAGCCGAATAGTGGTTAGTGGCGCACCGCCACGGCGTTTGATGTGGCGATGCCAACCTGGGGCCGCTATCAGCCGCCGAATGAACACATCAAGGTTCTTTGGATGCTGAGTGACAAAAAAGAAGTCAAAGCCGCGGTGCCGCGCTTCCGCAAGGTTTTGCACATGCGGAGGCGGGGCGCCTGCGCCGCCCCGTGTTGGGAAGTCTTTGTGGCATTCATCAACGATGAAGATGGTGCCATCAGGCTCTTTTTCCCAATCCTTGATGTCTATCTGCTTCCAGCCGAACTCACTGGCTGCAGGCTTGAGGGTCAGCGATTTGTTGTAGCAGACTGGGCGATCTGTTTTGACCTGGAGATCTCGCACCCACTTGAGGGTGAACAGTGTTTTGCCGGCCCCAGTGCCGCCAGTGACCAAAAAATGCATGTGCCGCCCCCTACTTGGTAACCCAGCGCTTCATGGTGCCGGACTGCACGCCACTGAGCAGCAGACGCACAGCAACGGCAGATGTGATGATGCTGATGAAGGTGCCAACCTTAAGCACACCCATGAGCTGCACAACGTCAGGCGGCAAACTGGTCAAGGCAGTGACCGCCTGCGCCTTCATCCAGTCCAACGTGGCAGAAACGCCAGTGAAGGTAATCACACCAAGCCCCAAGGCCACCAAGGCACGGCCAACCACTGAGCCGATGATGTTGAGGAATGCACCCCATATAACGGAAGCAATGACAGGCATCAACGCACCCCAACTATTCGGATAGCCATGACCATCCCCACGGCAACAAGGATATTCCCCAGCATTTCTAGATAGGGGCACAAATTGGACAGCTTCACATTGACTGGCCTATCCATAAACTGAATCTGAAAATCTGGCATGCATGAACCCGCACCAATCAAAGAATCAGTGCTAATACGTCCGGTGAGGTCAATCGGAGAACCTTCATCCCCACGCTGAATACCTTCTTTGCCTTTTAGCTGGTTAAAGAGCTTAGATTCTGATGATTTATCATCAAATATTTGGCACATACGCCGATGCTGCTCTTTGGCAATTGCACATTGCACTGCATCACCTTTGCATTGAAAGCCCGCGTCACAATTGCCAGTAAAGCTGCCAGTGCCATCAGGGTTATCGCCGTTTTCATCTTTGCAAACGCCAGCGGTTTTATTCTGACTGCAATATGCAGTTTTATCTACAGTAGTGGAAGAGCTTGTAGTGCCAATAGTTGAATTGTTTGTCGTATTTATAGTAGTTGTGGTTTTTGTTATTTCGCACTTACCGTTTTCACACTTAACATCAGTCTTACTATCTGTTTTTGTTCCATCACCGTTATCCTTGGATTCCATCTCTGTAGTTCCAGAGGAAGATTTAGGAGGAACGCAAACAGTCACACCATTAACTTCACCGGGAAAACCATTCGGGCATGCAGACTCAGGCGGTTTAGCAGGCTCAGGATTTGGAGGCGGCTCATATCCGGGATCTGAATCTTCATTTAATTTATTGATGACAGCCGGGTCACAAGTGCCACCAGAATATTTAGCTGTACCTTTCGTAATCCAAGCGCCTGCTTGATTCTCAAAAGCTATAGGGTAACCACTAACATCAGCCAAACAGCCACGATTACAACCGGGTAATGCGTTACCACCAAATGTCAAAGGAGACATGCAAGTAACCAAAGCACTTACATTTTTTCCAGCATACGAAAATGAACCAGTTTTTCCTTGACTGCCTGAGCACATTTCGGCAAGACCATCACATGGGTCTTTTTGAACACATTGAGAACCTTGTTCAATATAGCCAGAATTACAGGTGCATGAAGTGCCCGATTTAGTGCTATTAGCAGGACAGCTAGAAACCTGCCGCTCAGAAATAGTGTATTTAATTGACCCACCACGAATGCAATTAGGACGCTCGTAAACATAAGAAATGGACAAATTGCCCTGTAGCTGCTTTACATAGTCACACGCTTCCTGACCCGTGCTAAACCACTTGTCATTAAAACCGTACTCAGTTACATAAGGTATAGAGAAAGCATTAACATTTAAGGAAAAAAACAAAAGGATCAAGCCGTAAAAATAGGACATATCTTTCTCAAGCCGTAACAAGCAGCCAGCAAGCAGGCAAAAAAGCAAGAAGAACTAAATAACCGTCCATAAGGCCCCCTTTGTGAATAAGGGCGAGACTCCGCTTTCGCCCTTATTCACAAAGGGACTGGGCATAAAGCGCAGTCCCAAATCCATTAAGGATTTATTTAGACGCGCTTGAGCATCTTGTAACCGCGAATGCCATAGTGAATGGTCAGAAACGCACCAGCCACCAGAGCAATCGG